TTAACTTTAAATCCAGCATTTTGTAAAATAGATAAATCAGTTCTACCACCAGCAGATGTCTTTCTTTGTTTAGATGCTGGGTCAGGATATATAAATATTGGAATTTGTGTACCATAACGATCTCTTAACTCTTGCACCATTTCATCAGTATTACTTCCATAAATAATAACCTCATCTACAAAGTAAACTTTATCATTTTCCATTTGACCTACACAAGCACTCATTGGGTCAACATTGAAGTCCATTCCTATATGTAAAGGTTTTTCCCAATCTATCTGTCGTTTAACAACACTTTCTACAGGGTGGAAGTTATAATAAACACTACCAGCATAGTTTTCAAATGTACCCTCAAACTCTTGTCTAAAAGTTCTAATATCAATATCTTGTTTTGCTTGTTCTATTTCTTCTGGTGTAACCATACCACCCTCAATAGTCGTATATTGGAAAGACTCCCAATCGTTATCTTGTTTACCTTTTAAATATAATTCATAAGACCAATTACCATAACCTTTTGGCGTTCCACAAAATAATACATGGCCTAATCTGTCAGATATACTTGCTCTTAATACTTCATACCAAGTCTTTTTATTTATATCTGCAAACTCATCTAATATTAAAAAGTCTAATCCTGTACCTCTTAATGAGTCATAGTTATCTGCACCCTTTAATGATATTTGACTATTTGTTTTTCTAATAGTTATTGTCATTGTAGTTTCGTTAATATCCTCAATCCAATTAAATTGATTAAGCATTTCTTTAAGAGTTCCCCACACAATCTCTTTGGCCATTTTAAATGTAGGTGCTACATACCAAATCTTTCTATTTGGCTGACAAGCATATTTCATCATTTCAGTTACAGCTAAATAAGTCTTACCAAATCTACGACCTGATATTAAAACTCTAAACCTTGATTTACTTGTTGAAACTTTATGTTGGTGTTTCGTTAGTGTTATTTTCATTACAGAAGTAAGATATATATAATTTGTCTTGTTCGAATTTTTCTTTAAACTCGTTTGTTACTCTAATTGTTACCATAGCACCATTTTTTGTGCAATCTGTCCATGTGTTAAATTGAATAGGGTGTACTGCTGGTGTATTACAGAATCCTGTTATTGCAGAGCAGATTGTATAAGCTAAAACGAATTTCATTATTCAAGTATAAGTTTTTTAATAGATTTTGCACCTAAATAAATTTCTGTTTCTGCTTTACTTTTAATGCACTGATATTCTACATTTGAACCTGAGTTAGTACGCATAGCAATTCTTTTACCTTTTAAGCAATTACTCATAGATTCTTGTATTCTATGTTCTTTTATTTCCCCATTAACTATCATTAATAATGCTACTACTACTTCAATCATGACCATTACCATTTGCAAATTCTCTTTGTCTATCTTTTAATTTTTCTACATCTTTTTGTAGTTTTTCAACTTGATCTTTAATAAATTGAATATTAACTTTATTAGTCATATTTTGTTCTTGAGTAGTTTCTAATTTTTCTACAGTTTTATATAAATCTTCTATAAGCATAAACTGTTCTTGATCTATAGGTTTCTGTGTACTAGCCTCTAATAAATCTTGCTCAAATAATTGATTCTTAGTTTCTAAATTATTAACTCTTTCAATTACTCCGAAGTAAGCCCAAACACCTACTGCAACTGTACCTATAATAGCAATTAGATTTCTTAATGGTAAAGCAACAGATGTGTTGTCAGATATTTTCATTATCTAGTACCTATCCATTGAAAGATAGCCATAATAGTAGTTAATGCACCAGCTAACCATAATAATACTTTAACTGCACCTTTACTAAAACTAACTTGATGTTTAAGTTCATTTATGTCTTTAGAATTGTTTGAAACATCTTTGTGAACTCTATGTAGTTTAGAACTCATATCATTTACAGCCTGTACTAATACATTTGTAATTGTAGGTAATTCTTTTTTTTTATTAGTTTTTTTCATAATGGTGCAACAAACATTGTTAGTAAGACAAATAAAATAATAATACCACCTGTAAAATAATAATTCATGTTTAACCTCATTTAGCAATCTTACCTTTATTAATACCTTTTTTAATTACATATTCTTTAGTACCATTTGCACCATGATTTACTTCTCTTTTTAGATTTATAAATAGTTGCATCTCTTTCCATTTCTTTTGACTATCTTTAGAAAATTTATCTAAAATTTTAGTATCTCGCATGTTAATCCTTTGGAAAGTTCATTCTATTATCAGGCGACTTTATATTAATATTTTTTTTCTTTTTAGGTGCATCTGAGATAAACCTATCAAATAAATAACCCATAAAATTATCTACTATTCCAAACATCTTAATAAAAAATTTATCTATCATATCTTAAACCCTTTTTGCCATGATCTTACTGCCCAATAAACAGGAGTTGTATTTAATTGTTTTCCACTACTTCTAGCTTTAGCAAGTATAGGTCTAAATCTTGCCATAAATGATCTTTTTCTAGCTGGAATATTCTTTTTAATAGATAATTTTTTATCTCCGAAATTAACCTTAACCACTCTGCCTGTCTTTCTATTCTTTACAAAGACTTTAAACTTCTTAACATCTCCACGCATTGGTTTATTAAGTTTAACAGTTCTATTTTTATATTTAGGCATAGTTGCATAAATATCACATAATTAAAATAATTACCATTGGAAACAATAATACTGCTATAGGTATAATACTGCTATAGGTTATTTAATAACTGTTAGAGATAATAATATAGCAATAGGTTTTTTACTTTCCTTGTCCACGATATTTACCTTTACCTTGCTGTCTGCGTTTATGTTTATTAAGTGTAGATGTAATAGGTCGTCTGCCAATAGATGTACCTTTTTCTGTTTTAGTGTAGTTAATAACTGCACCGAATACATTACCTTTACTTTTTGCCATCTTCTATTTCATCAGGCTTTGCATTTATAATTAATGGTAAAGGCTCATTAAAGTTTGTTTGTTCTATTTTATCTCTTTGATCTAAATGTTGCTTACCTAACCATATCTGCATAACAACATTACCTGATAAAGCTTTCTCAAATTGTGCTCTCCTTAAACTTATTCTGCCCATCTCTCGCCCCTTTTTTATAAGGTGGACATAATGCCTTTGTAATGTCTTAGTAGAAACTTCACAAAATTCTGCAATCTCTTCAAAAGTACAATGTAATTGCGCTAATTTCTTTACAGCTTCAGGGTCTATTTTTTTAAGTGGTCTTGCCATTTGCTCTATTATGTCTTTTTTTAGTTTAATTTCAAGTGTGGAGCGTAGGGATTGGAATTGCACCATCTATTCAAGTGGGGGTACCACTTAACCTTTCTAAAGCCTACGCAATATAGTTCTTAACCTCTCCTTTAATATTCTTTTTAAGGTCTTTTTCAAATAAATATAGGTACTTATATTTTTTAGTATGTACTTTCTCATATAAATTTAAGTCAAAATCTTTATTTTCTACTTTTTTTTGATTAATAGTTCTAGAATGATAAAATTTACCATCTTGCATAAAATGTGTTTGTCCTTTAGTTTCGCCTAAATAAATCCAATTCATAGCCTGATATATTTTACCTTTATGATTTTGCATAGGGTCAGCATAACTAATTACAGCTTTTATATTAGGAAAATCTTTTCTTAACTTTTTCATACAAAATGAAACTATCTTAGATACAGGGTTTTTATGAGTATTTAAAGCAACTCTAACTAATTCGCATACTTCATAAGGTGTCAAATTTACAATAGTTGCTATATGAGGATTAGCACCTGTTCCGAATAAAACTGAGCCTATAAATTCTTTATCTTCCCATATTCCAAATCTAACTAATTTTCCAGATGGCATAGCTTTAGAATAATGATAATTTAATACTGCATACTTAGAGGCTTCATAACTGCAATAATCTATAAATAATCCTTTATCCATTAATGACTTGGCCACATTCAGGACATATTTCTTTAGTGTCTTGATCTAGCTTTCCTTGATCATCTTTATCTGTAGGTTCAAATAAATCTTTATCTAACATAATATCTTTAAGTTCTAAGGCATCAAATCCTGTTAAATCTAAATCAAACTTATCGTCTTTTAAAACTTGCAACTCGGACATAAGTAATTGCTTATCCCATTTAGATTCAGCACCTGATCTATTGTCCATAATTCTATAGGCTACTGCCTTATTTTTGTCGAATTCTTTTTTAATTACGAAAGCTTTAGTTTTATTAAGTTGTTTTAATGCTTTCCACCTAGTATGACCTACAACTATAACATTATTCTGATCTACTACAATAGGTTGATTATTTCCAAATTCTGATATAGAATTTTTCACTTTTTTAACTGCTTCTTGTGATATTTCTCTAGGATTATCTTTATAAGGTTTAATCTCATGAATATCCATTTCAATTATTTCCATTATTTAACCTCTATAAGTTTAGTTAATAGTTTCCAAAGATTAGGATTTTGTCTAAAAATTTTTTCATATCCATCTCCTACAGCCTGTGCAATAGGTTCTTCTCCTCTATTATTTACATTAATTCCAGCAAAATGGATTATAATATGAAATAACTCATGCATTATAGTATTAAATAATTTTAAACCTTTTATTCGTTTATCAATCACAAGTAAGTTTTTTTCAGTTTCAAAATAACCATAAAGATTTTCGAGAATTTCAAATTTAACATTAATATTTTTTCTACCATATTTAATGTTTTGTAAATTCATCTTTAGTTAATGTTGCTCTAAGATATTCTAATTGCATTTTAAGTTGTCTATTTTCTATACTTAATTTAATTATTCTTTTTCTGCAATACTTAAATATTCTTAAAATCGCTATCATTGTTCTAATTGAATTTCATGTTTATCGTCTAATCTATCTATTTTATAATATTTACCATCTTTACTAAATCTTTCAAAGGTTCCATCTGTACTATAGTGAATATAACCTAAGTTTTTTAATCTATGTATTATATCTTTAAGTTTATCATCATCTTCTGACATTTCCCATCTTCTTTGAGATAACCAAGTAGAAAAATGAGGTATAAATTTATTATCTTCTATTTCTTTAATTTGAGAATTATAACTTCGAATTAACATAGGAAAATCTGTTTCTTTTAATATTTCTTTACTCCATAGTTTAAGCCATATTTCTTGAGCCTTAAATTTAGAACCTCTTTTTTTATGTAATTCTTGCCAAGCTTGTTCAAATTGAGGGTCATATTTATCATTAGGTATAGGTTTAGGTATAGGTATAGGTGCTTTAGTTTTGCTTGTAGCCAAATCTCGTTTTGCTAGACCCCCCTTATTACCCGCTTCTGCTCTAGCATTATATTTATTAGTTAAATACTCATGTTCATGCATTAATCTTTTTTGTGTCCATGTGTTTTTATTACGATTTTCTTTATTTTCTGAGTTAAGTATAAAAAATTCTTGCAGAACTTCATAT